CCTGATCTAAGTGGTGACGGCAAAGTAACTCAAAAAGATATTCTTATGGGTAGAGGAGTTATTGAAAAAGCTGATGGTGGCATAGCTGCTTATGCAAACGGTGGTGATGCTGATAAAAGTTTTTTTAATCTTCAAAGAACTGCTGAAGGATCAGGTGCAAACCTTAGAGACTTTACTGATCTTGTATTTGATCCAACTGATCCAGTAGATTACGCAATAGCGGGTCTTATGGTTTTTCCTCCAGCAGCAATAGCAGCTAGACTTATTAAATTAGGTGTTAAAGGAAATAAACTTAAAGATAAAATGAAAAAAGTTGAGACTATAAAAAATGCTCAACGATCAATGGGTACAAAAGCAAAAGATTTATTCACCACTAATCCGATAGATAATATGGCAGCTGCTAATGGGTTAATTCTTGGTGGTACAAGATCAACAGCATTAGGTGCAACAGGACAACTAGCAGTTAGAAACGAACTAGCTGACTTAGGAACTACAAATCAAAGAAGTATTAAAAGAGTTGGGCCTGTTGAACTTTATAGTTATGAGGCTAGAGATCAAATTAGAGAAGATCCGTCTTTAATTAAAAAAGGTGGCATACAAGATTTAGTAGAAATAGGAGAAGTAAGCTCAGAATTAATTGAAATATTAAAAGAACCTGAAGGAAGAGAGGCAATGGCTGAGGTAATAAAAGAATCTTTACCTTCTATGCCTAATGTTTTTGGAACAGTTGAAGAAGAAATACTTAATAAAAAAGATGGAGGTATAGCTAGTTTTAAAAAAGGTGGTATTTTGAAAGGAGGTAAATCTATTTTAGATAAGACTAAAGAAAAAATTAAACTAAAAAAAGATGGCACACCAGATAGAAGATATAAAACCGAAACTAAAACTGAAACTACAGACAAACCTAAGTCTGACAAATCTGAATCTAGTGGCACAAAGATTAATAAAAAAGTAGAAGAGTCTAAATCTTCAGTTGCAGATAAAAAAACAAGACAAAAAGCAATAGACGATAAAACAAAAAGAGATGCAGCAACTAGAAGAAAAGCAGACACAGATGAGTTTAATCAAAGCAGACAACGAACTACTGCTACTAAGGTAGATGATGCAACTACAGGTGGTGCTTCTAAAAAAGGTGGAGGAGTTCCAGAAGGTGATGTAGTCAAGCCTGGATTTTTTCAAAAAGCTTTTCAAAAAGCAAAGAAGCCAGCTTTGATTGGTGGTGCTTTAGTTGCTGGTGCTACTTTACTACCCAATATATTTAGAGATGCAGATGGCTCTGATGCAGATAGACCCTCCACAGAAGATGTAAACATATCAAATGATGGTTTAGAAAATTTATTTAACAAAGATACAGGTGGTGATATTCCTGACACAAACCCCAGTGAATGGAATCAAATTATGAAAAACAGATTAGTTAATGATCAAGGTTTTCAATTAGATGATAAAGGTGACTTTGTAGACAAACCTAAGTTTAGAAACTATTTAAGATCATTGCCTAAAGCATACTTAGATAAAACAAATAGAGATCCTGACTTTGCTAAAAAAATGATGGCAGGTTTTTTGAACATGATGAAACCTGTAGAAGGTTTCGTGCCGATTAATCCAGCCGTTGCATTTGGTGAGGGATACTTAGGCGAAGAAACAAGACAGGCTGATATGCTGCCTGCTGATGCTAAGATGCTTCAGTTCTTACAAGCTAATCCAGAATATAAAGATTTTTATTTAAAAGGTAAAGCTGCTGAAGCAGGTGTGTTATTGTCAGATACGAAAGCTGAAGTAGGTCAAAATTATTATGATTTATTAGTTTCATCTGCTGCTCAAACACAAGGAATACCTTTAGATCAAATAGCAAAAGGAAACTATCAACTTTACTATAAAGATACTCCTATCACAGCTGCCACAATAACATCATTATTAGGTCAAGGAGTAAGTGTCATTGGTGATCCTAACTTTGTTTTAAAAGAAGTGAACTAATGCCCATCATAACTTTTTCTGATGGTACCTCATCTTACATACCAGATAGAAAACCAGAGACGATTGCTGAGGCTAAAAGAATACATGAGTTAAACAAAAAAGGAGAGGTTAGTGTCTTAGGGGATGTAGCTCGTCAAGGTGTAAGAGGTTTACAAAAGATAGGAGAAGGCCTAGCTACTACAGTAACATCAGGCATTGATCTATTTGCTGACACTGATTTAACCAAAGATGTTACAGAATACTATCAAAGCATTGATCCGGGAGAGGCTGAAACTACAGCAGGTGAAGTAACAAGATATATGGTGCAATTTGGACTACCTGGTTTTGGTGTTGCAGGAGTTCTATCAAGATACGGTAAGATGGGTAAAATTAATTCAGCACTAGCTGGTGGATTAGTTGACGGAGCTGTAGCTACAGATGATGTAGTTACTCTTGCTGATACATTCATAACTAAAAGCGAATCAGATCAAGATAGATTAGCTAGGCTTGAAGGTGCTGAGGCAGCTCAAGCTAGATTATTAGATAGACTAGAAGTAGCGGGAGAAGGTGCCGCATTCATATTAGGGCTACCACTTGCAGGTAAACTAGCACTGAGTATAGGAGGCACCGCAGTAGATTCATTAGCACCAGCGGCTTCTTATGCAACTAAGGCATTAACATCTGGTAAAAGTGGAGAGTTACAAAAAACTGCCTTTGATTCTAATACAGGCATGGCTAGTAATCTTAAAAAGTATTTTACCTTTGCATCAGAAAGACCAGATAATTTTACAGCACAAACAATGGCTACCAAAACATTTCAAGTTAAGGCTGCTCAAGAAGCTGTAGATGCTACCTTTGATACGATCACTAACACCACACAGAAAGCTGTTAATCAAGGCACAATAAACCAAACCAATGCTTTAGCTCTGTCAAGAAACATAGAAGACTTTATGTTTCCTAGAATAAGAGTTGACTTTCAATCTCCTAACATGAAAGCAGTAGATAAGATTAAAGAAGCAAGAAAGTTACAGAAACAAGCTGAACAAAACATTAAAGACTTAGAGAACAGATATATTAATTACAAATCTATGGGTCTTGGAGAGGGTTTAAAAATATCCACGCTACTAAAAAACAACAGAGATGTATTTGATACCTATTCTCAAAATGTTTTAAATTACAGTGACGAAGGTGCAGACGGTTTTATGCACTTGTTTATACCAGACGAAGTTAGAGATGCAATAGTAGCAAATGCAGGTTTATATGGAACAAGAGCATATAAGGCTATGCTTGATAATACTTTTACAATTAATCCAGAGTTTCAAGCTAAGGCTATAAAAGAAATACAAGAAACATTTGGCGTTAGTAAAAGAGAAGCAGAGAACGCTTTTAGTGGACTATTAAATCCTGGGCCTAAGAATAAAAATAGTTTTGCTTTTGAAACAGATCAAATGTTTTTACAAGGATTAAATTCAGACAGTGGTATATTAAAAGGTAGAACTTTAACTAATCTTCCAGAAACAAGAAGGGCTTTGGGAGAATCTGCTGGTTATTTAGAGGGTGATTGGAAGTCTGCTTTAAACAATACCAAACTTACTGCTAGTGTTACATCTCAAAGATTGTCTGCTTTAACAGCCAAGGCAGAAATGTTTAATAGCTTAAAACAATTAGATGATATTGCTGATAAAACAGGAGGAGTTAAGTTTTTAAAACCAAAAGAGTTTGGTATGTCTCAAGATGGAAAGTTTCTTAATGAAGTTCCTGTATCAAATCCTAACAATCCAAGAGAGCAAATACTATTTAAAAGATTTAATGAAGATGCAGGTGCACTCGCAGGATCTTATGCAAGGGCAGATGTGCACGATGCTTTGATGGACGCTGTATCAGATCAAGTTGGTAACTCAAGTATATTAAGAAGATATTACACAGGTTTTTTAGGTATAAAAGCAGCGTCACAGTATGGTAAAACAGTCTTATCTCCAGGTGCACAGGTAAGAAACTTTACCAGTATCCCGTTCTTTTCTTTGTTAAATGGTAATCTTGGTAGCACAGGTAGATTTGTAGATGCTGTAGGGACAAGTTTTTCTGGACTGTTTGATCCAAAGAAAAGAATATTAAAAGCAGATAGGATTAACGAGGTTATAGAAGAAGGCATATTACAAAGAGGTGGTGCAAATCTTGGAGAGATAAAAGAGATAGCGAGAGCAGCAAGTAATGAGTTTAGCACTCTTGCAAAAGTGGGAAAAGCTAAAGACGCTAGCAGTATGAAACTGTTTGAAAAAGCATACGGCATGACTGATGATGCTGGTCGTGTGTTTGGATACTTAAATGAAAAAGAAAGGTTTTTACAAGCTGTTTTAAAAGAACCAGATTCATTTATTCCCATAGACGCTTCAAAAAATTTAGTAAAATTTTCAGATTTAGTTGAGGCTGGTAAAGGTGGAGCAAGAATAAAACCTTCTGATATTATAAATAAATATGGTGAAGAAGGTTTAGAGTCTTTTGTTAGAGGTGAGATGGGAGAGGTAGCTGCTAACACCATACAGAACTATAAAAGAGTCGTGCCCGGAGTTGGCTCTGTTATAAGAAACTCTCCCTTTGGTAACTTTGTTGCGTTTCCTGCTGAAATAATAAGAAACACTAGCAATGCTGTATCAAGAAGCATAAGAGAGTTAGCCAGCGACAGCAAAGAACTACAAAAAATAGGCATGAGAAGACTAACTGGTGCTGTAGCTACAACTACTGCTTTGCCAACTGGATTAGTTGCTCTTGGATCAGCACTAACAGGTGTAACAAAAGAAAAGATAGATGCTTATAAAAGATCATTCGCTGCACCTTGGGATAGAACAGCATCGCTTATACCAATAGCATCTGATAAAGACGGTAACCCTACACAATTTATAAACTTTAGTTACATGAACCCATACGACTATCTTAAAAGACCTGTAACAAGAGTAATGCAAGAAGTAGCTAACGGTAATCGTGATGAAGAATCTTTAACAAAAATCATGTTCGATGGAACTAGCGGTATCGTACAAGAAATGTTCCAACCATTTGTAGAACCAGCATTCTCTTTACAAGCCTTTAACGATGCTATAAGAGGAGAAACATCTACAGGTAAAAAAGTATGGGGAGTATCAGATACTTTAGGAGATAAAGTTGCTAAAGGTATGTATCATATTTCAGATCAAGTTTTGCCAACTGTAACACCGTTTAGAATACAGCCTGATATATCTGGAAAAGGAGCACTTGGAATATCGCCACCAGAGATGGTATCTAAAAACTTTCCACGTGCTGTATTTGGTAGCACCAATAAAAAAGGCGAAGATAAAATAACAGATAGAATGGGTAATGTTATAGACGTAGAAGAAACTTTAATGCAAGCTTTTACTGGATTAAAAGTAGTTAAACCACAAGTAGATAGATCATTGCGATACAGAGGCTTTGAGGCTAACGATGCTATAAGAGATGCAACCAATACTTTTAATAGATTGCTTAGAAGTAATGATCCCAAAACAGCAGAACAATTATTACAAGGATATATGGGACAAAATGAAAATAGATTTAGAGCCTTAAGAGATTTATACACTGCAATAGAAGATGCAAGAGCATTAGGAATGTCTGAACAACAGATAAAAGAAAAACTAAAAGACGCTAAGGTTGCTAACTATGAAATGGTTATGAGAGGAATATTTAAACCAATCACAGTAAGCCCAGACTTATTAAGAGAAGCACGTATGAAAGGCACACAAATTGATCCCTCCGTATTCCCTGTTGCTGAACAAAGACTAAGACAGGATCTTGAAGGTGCTTTTATAAACCCACTACAAATAGATAAATCAAGAGCAGCTCAAGTTTTAAGGGAAGAAGAAGAAAAGAAACTTACAGGTAGTCCCTAAAAAGGCACTCCTGTTTCAACCCAAGGTCTTATACTAGATATTGTTCCGTTCAAAAGCTTTCTAACATTCTCACACTGAACAATCAGTTCTTTTGGAAAGTTGCTATTAACTATTTCTATCAACTCCTCACTAGAATAAAAGTTATCTCCTGTAGATTGTTTGTCTTTGGCTACATTAACAAACCTAAAGTCATCTTTCTCATAGACTACAAAGGTATCATCAACTTGTAATACTTTAGCTGGTATTAGTTCAGGTATGTAGTTGTGATCTGCACAGCCTGTGACTTGTTTTTCTTTGCTTATCACTTTGTTCCACGTAGAACAAATCCACTCACCTGTTTCAATATCTGGATTAGAAAAACGACAAGACCTACAATGTAGTTTCTCAGGTAAAGACCTACCAAGATATGCGGCCT